TCAATCCAACCATGCTGCTTGCGCCGGCCCTCGACGATCTCGGCGTAGTGTTCCAGCCCGACGTTGCTCGCCCCATACACGTCGAGGATGAAGACCTGGCCGCCAACCACCTGAAACCAGATGATCGCGGTGTCGTCGCGCACGCCGATGTCCCAGGCGCGATGCACCGGGCGGTCGTAATCAGGGGTTATATCGCTAATCCTTTTCTCCTTGCGCACGTCGAGCATTTCGAGGGCGAAGAAGGCGCCGAGCACGCTGCTGTTAAAGTCGACCAAATACTCTTGCTGATACTGGCTGGTGCCGACGTCGCGGCCGAATAATGCAACATATTCTTTTAAACTCGCTTCGAGCTGCACGGCGGATAATGCGCGCGTATCAAACGCAGTGAGTTTCTCGGCGAACCAGCCAGGCGTCTGCAACGCCATGTCGTACATGGTTTTAGCGTGGTTGCGACCGCGCGGTGTCGTGATGAACGCGGCCCAGCCGTTATTCTCTTCGAGGATCGGGCGGTGATATGCCCACGCGGCCGGGTGAGCCAGTGCCCACTCGCTGTAGCAAATCCCCACCGCGCTCGCGCCCATTTGCGCGTTGTAATTATCGCTGCCGATCAGCTGCCACGTCGAGCCATTGTGGAAGCGGATCAGCATCTGCCCTTCGTTGGTGCTCTCGCGAATGACCTGCGGGAACGCCTCATCGATGCGGCGCTTGCCGGTGTGCGGGTTGACCGCATTCCACAAGGACTTCCTGCACTGCTCGTACTCCGGGAACGTGTGCCAGTAGTTGCCGACCCGCGTCGTGGCGGCGCACGCCGCGCGGTGCAACATCACGTCGTCCTTGCCGGCCCTGCGGTGCCAGATTGCGATGGCGCGTTTGCCGCCGCCGCTGAGATAATGCCAAAGGTTCTTCTGATACTCGCGCGGGCGCCAGTTATTCGGCAGACGGATCGTGGTTTTTGCCGTTGCTGGCGTGACCATTACCATGACCGTTCGCCTTGTGCTCGATCAGCTTCGCGTCGTCGCCGGGCTGGTCGTCGAACCGCTGAATGACTTCGATCACAATCGTGCCGTTGCCGGCCGCCTGGACCTCGATTGGAATAATACGTGACAAAGCACTAACGAACACGCCAGGATGCGTCGTGGCAACGCCCTGCAGATAATTGGCGATGCCTTCCGGGCCGTCACCGCCGGCGCGCCGGGCGGCCAGCAGAAAGGCGTCCTTGAGCAGAAGTGTGGGCGCAGTGGGGCCGGGCGGGCGGCCACCCGGGTTCAGGCTCGGGCCACCCTTGACCATGGCTGGGTTGCCGCCAGGACGCGCCATATTGTCTCGATTAAGTTCTGAACTAGGTTCACGGCGCGTTCTAAGCCTCGCTGGTGCGTTTGTCGAGCCACCCTCATCACCCTAGCGGGCACCCCGAAAAAACGCACCAGCGGGCTTCCTAGAGCCCTGGAGAGGTTAGCCTACAGCCACGCCGGCTTCCTGACCGGCCACCTGGCCGTGAGCCGATTTCCACTCATCGAAGGTGTCCGGCAGCCCGGCGAGCAATAAACGCATGTCGGCTGGCTCCACGCCCTTCTGGCGCATACCCCGTTCGAGGATGTCCCGATCAGAACGAACGAACCAAAGCGCCCGCCAGCCACCACGTGCTTCCTGCCGGGGCTGCATCAAAATCCACTGCATGCCGTCAGTGCCCACAGCCCAGTCACCCGCCGTCACGAACACCCGATCCGACATGGCTGTACTCCCCGCTCGCAGCGCAGGTTACCGCGCGCGAGCAGGGAGACAAACCCTTATAAGCCGCCTGCCCCTACGTCACCTCCTCCTGCCCCCAGGCTCATAGGGCCGGCGCAAGGTTTCACCGGGGTGAGCCGGGCAGGTCAGCCGGCCCCAGGACATCTGGTCGATGCGGACCTTGGCGACGAAGCCGCAGTGACGACAGGACACGTTGGTCATCTTCGGCGTCTTCTGCACGCGGAAGTCAGCCGCGTGTCCGGCGGTGAACCTGGCTGCTGGAAGTGGCCCCAAACGCTCTAGGATGCCGGCCCAGAGCTTTTTGAAGGCTTCCCCCTCCGTTGTAGCCCGCATCGGCCCAATCAGCCCCAGCGACGTCGCCAGCGCCCGGAACCGCTTGCCGTGCTTTTCGGAGTGCGGCAGGGCAGCGTGGCAAAGCTCGTGCACCAGGATGCCGGCGACCCTGACCGGATCGGTCTCGGCCGCCGTGATCCAGATCTCGCGGCCGGCGTCTTCCGAGACGACGTCCGACCAGCACAGGCCGATGTATTTCATTTTAGCCCGGTGTGGCGGGCAGATCGCGGCGCGAATGTTGGCAGGGAGCGGTTTGCCAACATTGGAGAACAAAGGGCGACCGAGGGTGATGAAGTCGGCGAGCCATTGGTCGCGCGTGCGGACTACGCATTCTGATTTCGTCGTGGTGACAGGCTGGCCAGTGAGTGCGTTGGTCATGGATGCTACTCCGTTAGCGGTTATAAAAACGATTGGACTTGCGACGAAAGCGGGTCACGTCGACCTTGCGAGCAGCGTGCATTTCTGCTTCGGAAGCCATGCGGCCGATCGAGGCAAAGCCCTGATCCCAAGCGATGCCTTCCTCAGACAGTTTCGGCGCACCGAGCTTGGTGAAACCGACAACATGCGGATTGGTGGAGGAAGGCTGGCCCTCCAAGCGGGCCTTGCGGCCGTTCTCGTATGCTGTGCTCATGATCAAGATATAAGGGCAGCCCTTTATGCTGTCAAGGGCTGGCCAGCGCCCCTCACCCGAGAAAGGTGAGGGTGCGCATGGCGCGGGTGAAGGCCACGTAGGCAAGATTGCTTTCCTGCAGACGCTGCCAATCCTGCCGTGCTGCCTTGCTCGGGCAACGCTGGTGGTGCTCGATCAGGAACACGTCACCCCACTCGCGGCCCTTGGCGCGGTGGTAGGTGGCGAGCGTCACGCAAGCCTTCGGATCGACGTCGTCGCCGAACAAATTTTCAATAAACGCGACGACGTCCTCGACGCGCTGCTGACCGGCCTTCTGCACGGCGGAGCAGATCTCCAGCAGGGTGTCGACCTTGTCGGCGATCTGCTCGGCCTTCTGGTCGGACCCCTTGGCGACGGCCTTCTGCATTTCAGTGATACGGTAGTCTTCGAGGCGCGGCAGCAAGGCTTGGATCAGGGTGACCTTCCAACGGCGGGCGAGCTTGGTGAGGCCGATGCCGATGTCGCGGCCCTCGACCTTGGCGGCGATGCCGCGCCGGATCAGACCGTAGGCAGCCTGCACGAGGGGGGCTGTGTTGCGGCAGAGGATGGCCTGTCCGGGGACGAATGCGATGCGCTGCAGCTCGCCGATATTGACGCGGGAGACCTCGCCTTCCGCTGCGTCGTCAGGGCATTCGAGGTCGGGGACGATCTGCTGGGCAAGGCGGACGACTGCCTTGGGGCAGCGGAACGTGACCGTGAGCGGCAAGATGGCGCTATCGAGCGCCTCGATCATGTTCGGCAGCGCGTCGGCGTCGGCACCGGAGAACCCGTAGATCGCCTGCCTGTCGTCGCCGATGATGTGCAGTTGCCCGCCCGGCGACAGGAACTTGCGGATCAGGGCTTGCCGTGCGCGGCTGATGTCCTGCGCCTCGTCCACGAAGATGATGTCTTTCGTGAACTTGACGCGCAGGTTCTTGACCAAGGGCCACAGCACCATGTCGTCGAAGTCGACGACGTCGGTCTGCTCCAGCGAGAGCTTGTAGAGGTGCTGCGCGGCCTTGATCACGGCATCGAGCGCGTCGGTTTCGTCCAGACCGTTGATGTCGTAGTGGTCGGCGATTTCGGCCCATACGCTGACCGAGCCAATCGGCGCGTCGTCGAAGAACCCGACGCCGCTCTGTTTCGCCTTGCTGACCAGCTCGACGACCTGTGCGCCGTACTGGCGCAGCGTAGCGGCAAGGCCCGCCGGGTAGACGACGCCTGCCGGCGCGCCGTCGAGGATGGCGTCGGCGAGGTCACGCACCTTGTTTTTTTCGATCTTGGGGTTGCGAAACGCGAACCGCACCAGGCCCCATCCCATGGCGTGCGCCGTCTGCGCTCCGGTGACCTTCCAGTCGGTGTGACCGTTGCGCTTGAGCTTAGCGGAGATTTCCACCTCGATGGCCTTGTTGTAGGCGCACACCGTGATCGCCAGCGTGGAGCTGCTCGCGCGCAGCGCATCGACGGCTGCGAGGATCGTAGAGGTCTTGCCTGAGCCCGCGCGGGCGATCAGGGCAACGTTGCGCTCCTGGCGGGTGACGGCGTCGATAAAGGCGGTCTGCTGCGGGGTCAGGTTCATGGTGGTGGGCCTTAGGTTCAGGGGTTGCTCGGGTCGCAAGACAACATGTAAAGGGCTCGCGCGATAAACACAAGCCCTTTACGCAGAAAATTATCGGCGCCGCTTGTCGAACCAGAGCATGACCCTGGTCGCGATCCAGGAGACGGCGCCGCCAATCAGGATCAGGGCGCCGATCTGCAACAACAGATCATTCATTGGTCTCCTCCCGCTTCGGGGCGCCATAAGCTTGATAGCCGGGGTTGTTGGCTTCCGCGATGCGGATCGCGTCTTCTGGCGTAACGGCTTCGAGCGTGTCGTATTCGACGCGCCCGCGCCCAGACTTGCGGATCAGATAGACGGTCCAGAGCTTCATAGCGCCTTCTCCGCCGCCACCAGGATCCGCATGGCCAGGTTTGGCATGCCGTCATCGACGTCGGCCTGTCCGTCGGCCATGTCGATGATCTCGTGCAGGGCCTTCTGCAGGGCATCGATGCGCTCCTGCGCCTCGGCGAGCTTTTCGTCCATGGGGGATTGATCCTCGTAGGGGCTGCGGGTTTTCCAGCTATCGTATCCGGGAATGTTCATGATCGTTACTCCTGTTGAGATGAGGGGGTGATGGCGGCTTACGCCGCCACCTCGACGTCCTTGCGGACCGACACGCGGACCGAAGGCTTGACCTGGGTGAAGATGGTGTGGGCGGTGCGGAACTGGACCGACGTGTGCGCCAGCAGCAGCTCCTCGATTTTGTCCTTCAGGACCTTGTCGTGACCTTCGCGCACCGACGGCTCGGTCACCGTGATGGCGTAGACGTCGCCCTGATACTTGCCGGGGCCGACCTCGACCATGACGGCCTTGAGGGCCTTCTCCTCGGCTTCGAGCTTGGCGATGGCGACCTGGATGGCGCCGAGGCGGTCGATGGTGGGGGACAGGTTGGTCATTGGCTTGGTCTCCGTTCGGGGTTGTTCGCTTCAGTGATCCAGATATAAGGGCAGCCCTTTTGACTGTCAATAGGGCAGCCCAAATTATTTTTCAGCCTGGTATTTCGTCATTGAAGTCAGCCCCGCCGGCCGCCATGCGCGGGATGTCTTCGATATTCGGGCGCTTCAGCTTCAGCTTGCCCTTCGGCCCGCTCATCAAGCGCTTGCGCTCCTGGCGCAGTTTCGCCAACTCGGTTGCCGCGCGCAGCAGCTTGCGCATCCAGCGCTCCGTCGCTTCCATGTTGGCGTGGACCTTGGCTTGCCATTTTTCCATCTCAGACCTCCGTGCAGTCAGCAAGAATGACACGCAGCGTCTTACCGCTGTCGAGCTTGACGTGCGCGATTTCCTCCGGCTCGCCCCAACGGTTTTTCAGCACCTTGCCGCGAGTGACCCTGATCACCTCACCGTAGCGGTCGCCCATCATCCAGCGATCAGTGTAGGCCGGGATTTGCACACGCTTGCTCATGCCACTTCCCCTTCCATTTCGTTCGCCGGCACCGGCACCTCGACGACGCGATACTCGCGCACCGACGTCCGACGGCGTGCCAGGTCGATGGCGTAGACCCGCGCCTCCAGCTCGTAGCCGAACAGCATGCCGTTGCTGCGCCACTCGCCGCTATTATCGGCGATGACCTCGACCTTCCAATTGCTCGCGCTCATGCCGCACCTCCTTTCTGGCGGATTGGCTTGATCAGTTGATAGAACTCGACCCAGCGCTTGGTGAACAGGTCGCGCCTGTCCTCGTACGCCTGCAGCTTGTCGGCGCTGGAGACGCGCCAGTCGTAGCTGCCCAGCTCGTGCTTCGCCTGCACCGCCTTCTGCGCGTAATGCAGGCTGGCGACGTTGATGCAGTCGAACAGGTCTTCCGCCTGTTCCGCCGTCAACTCGAAGGTGAAGGTAGGGGTGGTCATGGTGCTGGCTCCCGGTTCAGGAAACATGGGTGAAGATGATCTTGCTGCCGCACTGCACGAGCGCAGCCTGCAGGATGCCGTTGTCTTCCGCGTTGAGGAGGCAGACCGCCATCGGGTGCATCTTGGAGTACATCTGCAGCTTGATCGCGTTCTTCAGGGTCGGGGTGGCGCGGTAGGCGTTCAGCAGCTTGGTCATCGGGGTTCTCCGTTGTTCGATGACCCACACATAAGGGCAGCCCTTTATCCTGTCAATAGGGCTGCTCAAATTATTTTTCACCCCGCCCACAAATCGTCGATGGGATCGTCCAGGTTGATCGCCTCCCTGATGCCGTCGAGCGGATCCGCGATGCTCTTGCCGACCCGCACCACAGTCGCGCCAGGCCAGGTCAGCTTCGCCTTGTGCGTCGCCTGGTAGGACGACAGGATATGCGCGATCTCGTCGAGCGTGTAGACCGCGACCGCGCGCCCTTGCGCCAGCCTGGCGTCGTAGTCCTTGGCAATCGCCGCCACGCTGCCGTCCTCCAGGGTGACCTCCCACGCGGTCGGCGGCAGCCTCTCCGCGCCTGCGGTGTCCGCCGCCTTGTCGAGCGCCTTCCAGCCGGCGATCATCCGTGGGGCCTCGCGCAGCACGTCGGAAAGGGCGCCGTTGGTCACCGCCGCGTTGAGCAAGTACCGCTGCCGGTCGAAGCGCTCCCGCAGGGCAGCGTCGACCAGCAGCCTGAGCCTGCCGTTGCCCCACTTGCCCTCCATGGCGACAGCCACGACGTCGACGCCGTCGAGGGCCGCACGCCCTGCGATGTATTCGCCGTGGCTGCGGTCCCATCGGGTGTTTGGCAAAACGACCTTCCTGAGCTTCATTGGGTTGTGCTCCATGCCCCTTACACGTCAGTGTGGGTTGGGCCTTGCAGCCCAACCCACCCCTTTAGGGGTGGGTATTTGCTTTCGCTTTCGCCACCTGTGAAATCAATGACTTCCCGCAGTTACTCTCGCCACTTTCGCCAGCTACTTTCGCTTTTACTTTCGCCAACAACTTCAAAGGGTTAACGGCGAAAGTAATTTTTTGGCGAAAGTAACTTTCGATGTTACTTTCGCCAACTTTCGCCTCAGAAATCGAGCAGTTTACGGTATCCTGATATGTGATTTTTTGCATCGCACACTTCCTCCGCTATGACCTTGTTGGCGGTCCACGTCGCCAAAATATCGTCCACGACATCGTGCTTGAGGCGCCACCTTTTCCGAATATTTGTGATGGCGGCGCGCGAGCTGTTCCGCGCATAGCACCATGGCCGGCCATGACCCCATTCCTCATCGATTGCTGCCAGGATCTGTCGGCACGTGTCAGTGTCAGGCCATGCCGTCTGTGGCTCGCGCGCCGGCTCTTGGTCAATCGGATCAAGCACCAGAGACGTGTTCGTGCCGAATGGCAGGATGGTAATCTCGGTCACCTTGAAGTGCTGGGTGGCGCCGTCCTGACCAGCCTTCATCTTCGAGACGAAAAACGAACCTTCCGCCTCCCCGACCTCGCGGCGCATCTCGATGACGAAGTCGCCGGCAGCCGGAATGACCGTCGACCCGCGCATGTTGCCGGCACGCGAAACGTGGTGCAGCCCGATCACCGTGGCGCCGAACGTCTTGCGCACGGCATCACACCCGTTGACGAACGTCGTCATGTCCTTCTGCAGGTTCTCGTCCACGCCAGGCAGCACACGCGACACCGTGTCGACGAACACGGCGGCAATCGGCCCGGCTTCGTCGGCAATCGCCTGCACGGTCGCCAGCAGCTTCCTGATGTCGGCTTTCTGGGTGAAGTTGATGCTCTCGTGCACCAACCAGAACGGCGCATCGTCCGCATCGACGCCGCGATGCTGCTCCCACGCCATGATGCGGAACTTGAGATCCGCCATCCCTTCGCTGGAAATGTAGACCACCGCACCGCTGCGGCCGATGCCGCGCCCCCACCACTCCGTCTGACCGGTCGCCAGCGTAAGCGACAGGTCCAGCGCCAGGAACGTCTTGACGCTGCTCGGCGCCCCGAAGATGAACCCGAGCGCGTTCTCGACGATCAGCTTTTCGACCAACCACTTCGGGTCGGGGAGCGCCTTGATCTGCTTCACGTTGAGACGATCATACAATTGGAGGTCTTTTTTCGTTTCCAATTGTACGATGTTGTCGGGCTTGGGTTCCGGCGCGGGCTTCTCGGCGTCGCGCACGAAGCCTTCATCGCCCCAGCGCCGCATGGCGGTATGGAACTTCTGCCAGAACAACGCCGAGCCACGGTATTCCTGCTGCAAGCCCTCGCGCTTGGACACGCCGGGAAGGCGCGTGTCGACCTTGCGCTCGTATTCCTCGTAGGCAGCCTCCATGAGGGCTGGCCAGCCTGCCTCGGGCGGTGCAATCGGGCTTTGCCGGTAAAGCTCCAGCACGGCATGCCACACCACGTCGCGCATCACTTGCTCGCGGCCGTCCACGACGTTGCCAAAGGGGTCAGTGGCGATAGCCGGGTCAGAAAGTCTGGCCCCCCCCTCTTCGCCAGCAGGGGGTCTGGACCCGAATTGTCCGGCATTGTCCCTTGACACGGCAGTCCTGCCGTGTCCGCCGTGGCCGCCGTGCTCCTTCACCAGCGCCGCAATCGCGTCCAGCAGCCACGTGGGCGCTTCCGCGATGTCGATCTCGCCGGGAGCCTGCCCGGGCAGCCAGGCGTACTCCTGCCCGCTCTCGTGCATGCTCGGCGGCAGCATCGCAAAGCCGCCATGTCCGCGAATGTCGACACCTCGCGCCGTCTTGCAGGTCGGCATCACCACACCAGCCGGCGCGCGGAACAAGAGCTGCCGCCCGCCACCTCCGGTGCGCTGCTCGACGGTTTCGAGCGGCAGGTCGTTGTTGTGCACGGCGAGCAGGCCGTCCCACCATTCGGCGGCGGATGTGGTTTTCTGTGTGTCGAGGTCGACGACGAACAAGTTGTCCGAGCACGGCCCAGTGATCAGCCCCATGTTGCGGCGCGTGGCGTTCTCCGCCCAGATCCGGTCGAAGTCGCCCTGCGGGATCAGCTCGTGCTGGATCTCGCGCCATCCTGGCAGGCGCGGCCGCTTCCACTGCTTGTGCTCGTTGTGCGACCATGCCGGCACCACCTGGAACCGGTGCGCGCGGTACATGGCGGCCCATTGCGGCGGGTCGGCAAAGTCCGGATCAAATCCGTTTGCGCCACTGCCCGAGCCTGATATGGTCATGAAACACCTGTGGCTTGTAGGGCCGAGGTAATGGGCCGTCAGGGGGAGCAGCCCCTGGCGGCCCGACTTTTTCAGCCTAGCCGAAGTCGGACAGGTCTACCGCAGGCGTTGCAGGCGCCGCTGCAGGAGGCTGTGCACGTGTGCCACCCGTCGCCGGCGGGCCTGCGGGCACAAAACCGTTGCCGGCAGGCGAAACGATGCCCGCGCGCCCCTTCCACTCCAAGTCACCACGCGGCGCCCACGCGGCGATCTTCAGGTTCGGCCGGAAGTTCGACGACACCCGGTTGCCCGACCCCGACTTGATCATGGCAATGCCGTCCATCATGACCACGGGAAGCTTGCCGGCATTGGCCGGCGCGTCGCGCAGGTAGTCGCGGAACAAGCTCTCGATGCCGTTCAGGAACGCCTTCGACGTGCCCATCACCTCGCGCACCGGCTTGTCGCCGCCGATGTCCTTGGCCAGCTTCAGCATGAAGCGCAGACCATGCTTGTAGGTCTCGCCTGGCTGCGCCGGGAATTGCGCTTCCTTCGCCAGCAGGTCCTTCATGCGGACCAGCGACGACAACGGCGCCGAACCCGACGGGAACGCGATCCAGCCGGTTTCCAAGTTCTCCAGGTCGAAGATTGCCTTGAAGTTGCGAGTAATGTCGACCGGCTCGGGCAGGAACCCCTGACCGCTGTCGACCCGGTCGATGCGGAACCACAAGCCCGCACGCGCGTCGTACTTCACAATCGGCAGGAAGTCGCCACCGGCAGACGGCTCGGTGGAAAAGCCAAAGATATTGCTTGGGATTACCATTGTGTCTCTCCATGCCGCCATCAGGCTGGCGGCGATGCCAATCCCGGTTGCTGCCGGGAATTACAGTATCTGGTATGCCTCCCGCGCTAGATAGACCACAGGCGGTATGCCATAGCCCGCGCCTCCGGGTTGTTAAAATAGAAAGCGTCCAACGCAGGCGCAAAAAGCGTGAGATAATACGCCGGGTCGTCACTGAGCGAAAGCAGGTTTTCCACTTTCATCGCGATCTTGCGCAACGCCTCGCGATGTTCCAGCACGTTCTCCAGCTTGTAGGCTTCCAACTTGCGTGGCGTGACGTAGATCAGGTGCGCGTCCACATTGGCGGATGCCGCATAGAGCGCAACCTGCCGCGCGTGTCCGATTTTGATTTCGGATGGCATCCGTTCGCTGGTTTTGAGGTCGGCAAGCATGCGATGCTGCGTCCATTGATAGTCATAGTACCCGACAATCGGCAGCCGCAAGCCATCCGGCTCCCACTCCACCAAGCCTTGCATGCTGTCCGGCTTGCCGTATCCGCGCAGTTCTTTCAGCGCCGTGCGCACCATGTCGGCAATGGTTTCGCGGTACTTCTCGCGCCTCGGATCTCCGGACAGCGCGGACAGGGTGTCGTACTTCATGTGCGCGACCTCGATACAGTCCTTCAGCGGAGCGTCGAGGTCGTTCAAGCCGTGCGACACGCCGTCCTCGACCGCGACGCCACGGTGCGCCGGGGAGCCGACCGACTGCTTCTCGCCGATGATGTACTCCGCCACGAACATCGACGGACACTCGGCGTACAGGTTCAGCTTGCTGGCGCTGTGGCGCGTATAGGTGGGGATCATTCGTAATCGCTCGGGTGAGGGACCGGCACCCAGTCCGCGCCGTCTTCTTCGATTTTATCGACAGCCATGTTTATCATGCCCTCGCTGACGTGAAGGTTCTTGTAGAACGCATCGCTTAGCTCTTCTCTCGCGTCGGTTACGCCCCAGATGTAAATGTAGCCGCCTTCGGCGCTTTCATACGGTGTGCGTTCGGCCGGGTCTTCGAAGTTTTCGAAGAACCACGCGACCATGCGCTCGATCTTTTCCTCGCGTGTGCAGCCGGCGAGGTCGGGGACGGGTGTAGTCTTGTCCTTGACTGTCATCGCAATACTCCTGCTGTCCGCAGCCCTTCCATGGCCTCGTCGAGTGTATGCGCCAGGATGTACGGATGGCCCAGCGCCTCGCACACTTTCTGGAATTCCTTCTGCTCCTCGGTCTGCCGGCCCTTGACGGTTTTCATCTCGATCCACACCGTGCGTCCGCCAGCCAGCATCACGCAGATGTCGGCCACGCCTGCGCGCATGCCTTCCTTCTTCATCCGTGCCGCCAGCCCCATCGACCTGCGCGCAGCATTCGGGATGGCGAACCAGTAGGCCTCCTTCACGGCATGCAGCCCCAGATGCTGCAGCACCAGCACTTGCAGGCGATGCTCGGAGACCAAGCCCTTGCGGTAGTCGGAGAGTTTCATGTTTCAATCCACGCCCGGTGGGGGCGACCGCGAAACAAAAGCCTATTGACTTTCCGCGCCCCTGTCAATTAGGCTGCCCTTATCCCATATACGGAGCGCCCGATGATCAGCACCACGACCACCATCCACAATGTCAGATTTCTGCTGGCCACGTCGACACGGTCGTTCGGTGCGCCGCTTACCATACACGTCGAGGACAAGGACACGAACCGTAGCTCCATCGTGCTGTTCTGCGGCAACCAAAAGCTGGTCGACGCCCTGGTCGAGGCCATCAATGTGGCATGCCAGGGACACGACGCCATCGTGGACTACAATGTCAGCCTGCCGGACGACGTGGCATGAAAACAGGAAACAACATGGACTTGAGCGAACGCGAGCAGGTCATCTTCAAAATGCTGGCACGGCGGCGCCGCGTGACAGCCGACGACATCCTGCAACGACTGAAGGAAAACAACGTCGAGATCAACTCAACGCGGAACACCCACAGTCTCGGCGTCCTGATGAAGTACCTGACCGCCAAGGCGTGCCAGGAAGGCTTCATCATCACCATGATCGAAGGCGGCCAGGGCGCCGGCAACAAGGCGGTCTACCGAATGGAAAAGAGGTTCTGATGACTAGGGAAGAAGCCGAGAGCGCCATGAACAAGATGCTCGACGAAGCCGCAGCGAAAGGCGTCGACCGCAATGTCGAGACACTGCGGTACACCAACAAGGCCTTGCGCCGGGGCATGTTGCCTCCTGAGCAAAGACCAGACAGCGGCAACCTGCGTGACGAGATGGCGCCAGCCGAGATGAACCCGGTCCAGTTGGTGAGCAACGCGCTTACGGACGCGCGCCGGATCGTCGACAACTTCGAGAAAGACACAAAGGAGCTGGAGAGCAAGCTCCTGCGCATGGAGGACGAAATCATTCGGCTGGAAAGCGAAAGGGCGCAACTGCACGCTCAGTTCGATGCCGAGAGGACAGCCCGGATCAGCCTGGAAAAGCAGATTGCGCAGATCGTCGACCTGGTGTCGCCACGATGAAGGCCGCCATCATCCTGGCCATGATCCCGCTTGGCGTTGCGGCGACCTTCCTGCCACGCTGGCCAT